AAATCAAACGCAATCTTCACCGTCACCGCAGGGTTAGCCATCATGCACCCGCAAAGACAGGACCGGACCGCCGTTCATATTTACGAATCGCATCCACGATCTGCCGACCGACCTCCGCACCATCAGTACCCATACCGGCAGTAACATTGATCGTTATATTCGACCCGCCAAGGAACTGACCCGCATTACCGGACTTCCGCAACGGAACCACGGCTTCCGGACCGGCCTCACCGATAACCGCCAACGTAGCCTTCGAAACAATGCCACCATCAGCCAACTCCTGAATCGGTTGAATGTCATTCGTCCCCACCGACTGACCACCGAACGTACCCACAAACGGAACAGTCACCGTCGGGATCGTAAACGAAATCCCATTCCACGCATTGATGACACGATTGATACCACCAATAACATAATTGATGGCACGTTTGATTGTGTCCGTGATCGTCGTGTAAATATCAGCGAAAACCTCCGCGAAGAAATCACGTATCTCATTGAACGTGTTCACCAGCGCAGTACGAACACCCTCAACGAAAGTATCAATGTTCGTTTTCGCCGTCGCAAGGAACTCAATGATTGCCGTACCAACCTCAACCAACTTAGCAATGAAGTTAGTCCAATACGAAATCAATTCAATAACTGTTGTGATGATCTTAGCGAGGAACGTGATCAACGTTTGCAGATACACGGAATAGAAAAGAACCAACGCAGGAATCACATAGTCAGCGAGGAATTGCATGATCTGCATAAACGCCTGCCGTAGCGTCTCTATCGCATCCCTGTTCTCATACAACGATTGCTTCACCTGATCAATCGCCTGAGACACGGCAGCGCGGATACTGTTCCACGCCTCCATCACCGTATTGCGTAGAGTCTCGCTATTGTTCCACAGGTACATGAACCCGGCAGCCAACGCCGCAACCGCAGCAACAACCAGAGCAATCTTCAACGTCAACGGATTGAACACGGCAATAATCGCGCCGACGCTGCTAATCAACTTGCCGACAATCAACAGCACCGGACCGATAGCCGCAGCAATCGCGGCCATTTTCAAAATAATATTCTGCGTGCTAGGTGACAACGATTCAAACTTAGCCGTCAACTGACCGACACCCGCAGTCAACTGCTCCATCAAGACAGTAGCGCGATCCAACAAACCGGAATCCGCAATGCTGATCATCAACCCTTCAAAGGCTGATTTTAGTTTCGTCAACTGACCTTGCAAGCCTTGAAGTTGCGTATCCGCAATAGATTGCGCCGTGCCGCCTGCGTTCTCTAACTCACTCGTCAAATCAGCGAGAGCATCAGCACCCTGATCAACAAGAGCAGCCATAGCAGGACCGGCACGCTTACCAAAGATGGTAATGAAATCAGATGTTGTCGCACCCGATTCGCCAAGTTGCCGAACAATATCTTCGAACGGTAGAAGTTGGCCGGTCGCATCTGTGACAGTCAGACCAAGGTCTTTCATCGCTGCGTATTGTTTACGCGTCGGATCCAGCAAAGCAGCGATAGCGTTACGCAAAGACGTACCCGCCATGCTTCCCTGAATACCCGCATTACCCATCAACCCGATAGCGGCAGCGGCTTCCTCAAACTGCACACCCGCAGACGCGGCAACCGGAGCCGCATACGTCATCGCCTCACCCAACTGAGACAAATCCGTGTTAGCAGATGTGAATGTCTTGGCCAGAATATCGACAACGTTAGTCATCTCATCAGCGGTCTTGCCGTAACCCGTCAAAACGTTAGACGCAATATCAGCGGCCTCAGCCAAATCCATCTGACCCGCAGCCGCCAACTGCAACACACCCGGCATGGATTCAAGAATATCTGTAGTCTTGAAACCGGCCATAGCAAGGAACGACATACCCTCAGCCGCCTGACCAGCGGTGAACGCAGTAGTCCGGCCAAGTTCCGCAGCCTGATCCCGCAACGCATCAAAGTCATCCCCGGTCGCACCGGACACGGCACGCACGCGGTTCATGGACTTCTCAAACTCCGCAGCCGTAGCAACCGCCGCAGCACCGATACCAACAATCGGCAATGTCACAGACTTCGTGAGAGTCCCACCGGCCTTCGACACAGACTGACCGACGTTCTGAATGCTCTTACCCATCGCAGCGAACTTGTCGCTGAACGTCTTAGTCTGCGCCTGCATCTTGGCGATCTCGCGTTGCGCCTTCGCAAGATCCTTGCCGTCCCAATCAGAGAGCAGGCTAACGAGAACCGCAGGGTTTCTAGCCACGGTATGCTCCCAACTTAGCCTGTGCTACACGCGTAGCCTTATCGACTAACTCAATGATTTTGTCTGCCTCAGAATCCCGGTTCCAATCCTGAGGAGAATCGTACGCACCCCACACCAGACGGGATGCGGATTTGCCTGATACTTCACGGATTTTCTGAACAAACCCTTGACCGTTGCCGTACGTGCGACCCGTCTTAGGATTGCGACCCGGCCTAGGTGGTTGACCATCCGACTTGCGACCGGCGAGTTCCCAAATGACACCAGCCGCAGTAGTGTTCTGCACACCCATCACATTAGAAACAACCGTGCCGCGTTTACGTCGCTTCGCCGTCGTGACCTTTATACCACCACGGATAGTGTTCGCGTCGTAACCACCGCGCCAACCTTTCCAACCGGACAAAGGTTGACCATCCTTGACTAACCCCTGCGATTCGTCACGCAACGTATTAGCCGACTTCCGCAAACCCTTCAACGTGTCCTTGTAAATGTCATTATCAAGTTCCTTCAACGCGTTCAACGTCGTACGGATACCCTTGACTTGAACTTTCACTTAGACCCCTTATTGGCTTTGCGTTCCTGAACACCCCGCCAACGCAAATAACGCTGCATTGTTGTGATCACCCGATCAGATTCCGCCATGACAACAGACGGACTCAAACCAAACTCATACGCCAAATGCACTATTCGGAACGTCGCGGACTGCTCTCCAAAGGGACAAGTTCGTCCCCATCACCGAACTCAACATCCGGATCCGCGACAGTTAGCCAATCAGAGAAATCACCGATAGACGGATCCGACCGGCGAAGCGAGTGCCACGCCAACCAGAACATATCCGTCAAACGAAACTCATCTTGGAACTTAGCAACAGATCGGTTGAACTCCGCTTCGAACGCGACAAGATCAACCGCCGACACCGTAACATCAGCGGTTGACCCGTCGTCGTTCGTTATGCGTAGGTGCATCTTCATGGCAGGAACTCCTATCTAAGGTAATGAAGGTCTAGGCTCCGGTACCGCGAGTGACCTCACCGGTAATCGGAAGTGAAACGCTCGTGGTAGCGAGATCGCCAACCGCACCATCCACGGGACTATATTCTGTAACCAAAACGTCAAACGAAAACTGCGGATTCGTGGCCGAAACAGCAGCAGTTCCACCCGGCACGACGGACACCGCGACGGTCCCGCCAAGGTTCGGGAAGAACAGCGAATCAATACCCGATGCACCAAAGTCTTGATGCATTTCGAAATCAACTGTTCCAGACTTCAAGCCGCCGATACGAGTGCGGTAGCCGCCAGCCGCGCCGAACGCGGTGGTCTCCACATCGTCAGCGGAAAGATTGATCGTCACGCTTGCGCATGACGAGGTGATGGTCGAACCGGCGAAAACAATAACCGGGTCAGTCAGCACGTACTTAGCCATGATGCTCCTTACGCATACACAGTAACCGCAAACGTCACGGTTAGATAGGTGTTCTCATTGATGGTGGCAGCGCGGTAGTCCCGTGCTTCCGTTACTCGAAGATCCTGCCCCAGACCTCCGAGAGTCTTATCTGATTCCAAAGCAGCCTTGATGCTGCTCGCTCCGGACGGATTGCAATACCCGTCAAGATTGGATTGCGCGTTCCTGTCAGAAATCTTGGACACGATCACTTGAACCGTGAACGTGTAGGTGTCTAATCCGCGACCGAACGCGGTATCAAAACTGATGTTCTCAGGGAAGATGATTGCGATAGGTGGCTTCGGCTCATCAGGCACATACGCCGACGTACGTAGACCGCTGATCGTTCCTAGGTTCGTTGCGATACCCGTACGAATCTCACTCAGCGTAGGCATCAGGCGACACCATGCGTAACCTTGCGGAACGGCATCAGCATCGACTGAATATCCGGATCAATGCGAGCCACACGCACCGCACCCATATCCCCGAACCCGGCCACACCAAGCGCAGAACTGTACCGCTGATATTGGCGCAGACTCGCAAGAATAGTTGCTTGCTTGACGGCAGCAGGAACGGCAGTAGCGAAACCGAATACACCCGTGATTTTCACGCCGGTTTCATTAGCCACCACATCAACCGGGAACAGGTAATCACCGACGGCACGCAGACGCGTCACAGGGAAATCAAGACCAGCGTTCGTGCGGTTCAAAGGCTCAAGTTGGTAATCAGATGCCGTCCACGTTTCGTCGTAAACACCGTCAAGACCTGCGGACGTTTCCACCGTGATAGCAGTTCCGGCTAGATCATCGACTTCCACGAAGTAAGCGTTCGTTGCAGAAAAGTAGCGGGTCTCAGTTCCATTCGTGTAGAACCTGCGTTCGCAGTAACCATCAATCATGCGGGACGACGATTCGATAGCGGTCTCTAACAACTCATCATCAACATTATCTGTGATGCGAGCCGCAGCCTTCACCTGAATCAAGGTGGCATAGCCGTTGGTGATCGCCATGTTCAGCCTTCCAAACTATTCAGCCATTCACGAATCTTTGTTCGTGTTGGTTCCTGTGGTGGGTGATTCTGAGCGCCGTGGGTACTGTAATCAAAATCAACGCGACCTGTTGTCGTAATGCGTGCGCCTTGCGCCGCGCAACCAACCCAAAATCCCCAATCCTCAAAGGGAAACAAATCTTCATTGAATGGGTGCGTTTCCCACAACGATTTGCGGAACAAACTCCCACACAACAACAGGTTATCCGTCACCCGCAACACTCGCTCCGGTGTCACATTAGATGGGACAGTTGCGGAGCCATTAGGCCAAGCCATCCCGAACCCAATAACGTCACTAGATTCCAGCGGCAGATCATCAAACGCGGTAGGTCGGTAACGATCATCCGCGCCAATCCACGCAACCCAATCAGTATCCAATGCCTGTACCGCACGATTCAAATACTTACTCAAAAGGAAAGGCTGTTGAACGCTGATGACGGTAACGTCATGCAAACGCGGGTCAAGGTTCGCAATAACATTTGCCGGATTGGTGCAAGCAATAATTACTTCATCCGGTTTGCGGTTCAACTCAACAACTGACGCTGACCAATCAGGAATGAAATGCGTGTAGGTATGGCATGTCGTGACAACGCCGATTGTTTCCGTCATAGCCAACCCCAAAACTTTGGAACCTGCGCAGCCATTACTTCATCCAGCGGACCGGGATCCCGGCGACCCGCATTAGCGTTGGTGTGTATCTGGCAACCCGCATACTCCGCTTCAATCAACGTGCGAGGACACGAGTCGAACGCCTGAGGTAGAAACACGAACCATTCATGTTCAGCCATAGCATCAAGCACTTCAGAGCGATCCACACCGGATAACTCCGTCAGCGGTAGTCCCATACTACGGGACCATAGTCGTGCCGCGAGAAGTCCCTTTTGGGGATGATTTCGCGCACTCCACAAAGCGGCAGGTTTCTTGTCCCTAGGGGTGATGTCACAAGTGATATCACCATGACACCACTCACCGAACACACCAGACCACGAAGCCTCAACCTCAGCATGAGCCTTAGACATCGTGACAAACGGATCCGCCAACTCAAACAACCGTTGCCGCACAGGACTAGGTGCTTGCTGATGATGAACCCACACAATCGGTTTACGTTCAGCCAACGCCACCAATGCCGCATCAGACAAGAAATCCGTACCCGTAATCACAACCCGGTCTGCATCTAACGCCTGCTCCCACTTATCAGGAGTGATAACGTCAACAGAGACAGACGAGGGAGCATGACTTATCATAGCGGCATCAGTCATCTCAGCGCCACCGACACCACCCGGCAAAAGCCAATCAGCGTCAGCCTGCGGAACGTGATGCGTCACCCACGCAACCCTCACGGCAGCATCTCCAAATAAGGACGCCACAAATCCTCATACACCTTGTCAGCGTCGTAATTATCGACAATGAACTTCCGTGCCTGAGGTGACTTCTCACCTTTGCGTTCGTACGCCTGCTCCAACGCGTGAACAATATCTTCCACGGCAGGAGTGTTGAACCATGCGTTCTGCGACGCATCCCACAGGGGTTGACCGCGCACCTTCCAACCATCACCGACAAGTTCCGGTTGTGCGGAAAAGTCATTCACTATCACAGGTGTCGTGCAGGCCTGAGCATCCGCAACCGTGATACCGAACCCCTCACCCAGAGTCGGAGCAAGTAGAACATCCATGCCGGTAT